GCTGGCCTTTAATGGCGGGTATCAGAACGCCGGAGCATCAGAACTTTATGTCACGGCAACAGGCCAGCGGCTCGCGACGCAAGACACGGACGCATTCCAGTTCTTCTTCTCAGCAGGAAACATCGCAAGCGGCGTGATCCGCATGTACGGCGTCCGGGAGTAAAGCCATGAAAATGAACGGCGAAAAGCCCACCCTGGCCGAAATGTTCGACGCGGCCGAAGCCCGCGCCAAGCCGAAGACGCCGTCCGACGGCAAGCGCGACAATCCCGAATGGAAGTTTTCCGGGCGTCCGACCGGCGGATTGAAGCCCGACGGGTTCAAGGTCAAAGCGGAGTTGAAGTTTTGAACATGCAGTCGCCCACGTCGTCCGGCCTTGCGGGCCTGTTCCAGCGCGCCACGACGCCGTCGGCAGCGCCCTCGGCCCCTGCCGCTCCGCGCTCGCCCCGCGCCATGAACTCCCCCGGCGAGCACGGCATGGGGGCCAACTTCCCGAGCCTGCTCCGGAACCGCAACCCGGCCCCCGCCACGGCCAAAACGCCCGGTCTGGGGGTTCCGATGCTTGGGTCCAGCCTTTCGGCGCGTGACAAGCTCAACCGCATCTTCGGAGGCGACCGCTGATGGCCGATCCGACTCCCTACACCGTCAGCTACAGCTTTTCGGGCTTCCAGGCGCTCAACCCCGACCGGCCCTTGCCGGCCGCCGAGGTCGATATTCAGCTCGCGGCCATTGAGATGGCCACGGAAGACCTCGTTTCGGCCGTCACGAGCATCCGCCGGGCCGACGGGGGCCTGCAGAACGGCGTCGTGACCTATGACGGGCTATCCGACGACCTGAAAGCGCTCCTCCAGACCGCCGATCCGCGCGTAACGGTCGCGGACATCAACCCGTCGGCGTTTTCCAACACAGCCGAGGCCCAGGCTGGGGTCGCGAACGACCGGATCATGACGCCGTTGCGCGTTTCGGAGGCTCTGGCGACCCTTCGGGCCTACGCGTCGCAGGCCGAGGCCGCTGCGGGGGCCGAAAACACGAAAGTCGTCACCCCGCTGCGGGTGAAGCAGGCTTTGGACGCCCTGCGGGCCTATGCTTCGCAAGCAGAGGCCGAAGCAGGGGTCGAAGACACGAAAGTGACGACCTCGCTGAAGGTCAAGCAGGCCGTTTCGTTCCAGCGGCCCGCCTTCACGGCCTCCGCGTCGCTCACCTGGGGCTCGATCGCGGCCGGGGCGTCCGCCACGCAGGTCATCACCTGCTCCGGGGCCGCCGTTCAGGACCGGGTGCTTGTCGGGCTGGCGGCCGCTGGCGTGAGCGCGGGCCTGATCGTCACCGCTTGGGTCTCGTCGACCAACAACATCACCGTCCGTCTCACCAACGTGACGGCGTCCCCGGTCACCCCGCATTCGGGCGCGGCGACCACTTATGCCGTCACGGCTGTCCGTTTCTGAGGGCGACATGGAACTACTGCGCGATTTTTGGGCGATCATCATGGCAGGACTGGCCGGTCTTGTCTGGCTTGTGCGGCTTGAGTCGCGGACGTTCGCCAACGAGGGCGAGCTGAAGCGCCAGCGCGAGCAGCGCCACGAAGACCTGAAGGCCACGACCGACGCGCGGGCCGAGACCAACAAGATGCTCACGGAGATCCGTGAAGACATCAAGAAGCTGATTGCGAGGTAAAGATGCGCCCGATCAACGAGATCATCGTCCACTGTTCCGCGACGCGCCCTGAATGGATGCGCGATGCCAAAACCCCGGCCAAAGTCGCTGAAATCCGCCGCTGGCATGTACAGGATCGGGGTTTCTCAGACATTGGCTACCATTACGTGATCGACCGTGACGGCACGGTGGCCAAGGGCCGGGCGGTCGAGCGTGTCGGCTCGCACGTCAAGGGCCATAACACCGGAACGATCGGCGTGTGCCTGGTCGGCGGGTTTGGGTCCGCAGCCACCGACAAGTTCGAGGAGCATTTCTCCTGGCAGCAGCACAAGGCGCTTGCGGCCCTGCTCGTCGACCTCCGCAAGCAGTTTCCCGGGATCCTGAAGGTCTCCGGGCACAACCAGTACGCCTCAAAGGCGTGCCCCGGGTTCAACGTGCCGTCCTGGTACTCGGCAGCCCGGGCTGAAGTGGCCAAGAAGGCCTGATCAAGAACGGAGAATGCCATGATCTCGGCAGAACAAGTTGGCGGCATCGTCCGCGCCCTCGCAGCCGCAATCGGCGGTTACTTCGTCGGCCAAGGCGTCATCGACGCTGAAACCTCGGTCGCCCTCGCCGGCGCTGCAGTGACCATCGCGACCGCGGTCTGGTCGATCTGGGCCAAGAAGGCCTGATGCTGCAGGCGTTCTTCAGCGCGCTCCTGAAAGTCCTTCTGGATGCTTACCGCATCTGGAAGGGCCAGGAAGAGCGTGTCCAGGCCGCAGAGCAGAAGGTGAAAGATGATGTTCGGAACGCCGATCTCAAAGCCTCGCTTGACGCTCGCGAGCGCGCTGATGCTGTGCCTCGCGAGTTGCGGCCCAACGCCGACGGAAGCCCCGCGCCCCGTCGCGGCCGTCGAGAATGAGCTTGCCCGGACGGTCTGCGTGATCTGGGGCCAGTCCCAGCCAACATGGACCGACGAGGATACCGAGCGTACCAAGGACGAGATCGACTTCAGCTACCGCCGCCAGGAAGCGACCTGCGACCCCATTCAGGGTGCCCAATGAGCCAACACGCGAACAGCAAAGCCGGTACGGCGCTCGACTCCAGCGTCATCGACCGCCGGTTGGCGGTGCTGCGGACCCACGGCGGAAACGTGTCCTCGGCGGCGCGCGAACTCGGGCTGCCCCGGCCGACCATGCAGAACTTCGCTCGGAAGTACCAAAACACCGTCCCCACGAAGCTGGCGGAGGTTGGGTACGAGTTGAGCGCCAAAGAGCGCACCCCGGCCGAGGCCTGGGCCTCGCACGTCGGTGCCGCCGAGCGGACGATCGGGAGAGCCATCGGCAAGCGCTGGCGGGTCATCACCCGGCCCAGGGGCGCGTTCGTCGTCTTCCATTCGACAGATGAGCACCTGGACGACGACGCGACGCCCCTGCGGCTGATCGAGGCCGACATCGGGGCCGCGCACGCCCTTGGCGCAGTCATGTGCCACGGCGGCGACCTCCTGAACAACTGGCCGATGGCCGGGCGGCTCGCCAAGCAATGGGCCGAGCAGCAATGCACCGCGCCTGATGCTCTTCTGCGCGCCCAGCACTTTGTGTCCATCTTCAAGCCCGACGTCTGGACGCACGGCAACCACGAAGAGATGAACCCCTACCTGTCGAGCATGATGGAAGGCTGGCTGCCCGAAGGGTGCATCAAGGACCACTGGACGGCCACCTTCGTTGTCGAGACAGGCGATCGGCCTGTGTCGTGCGTCTTGAGCCACAAGTTCCAGAAGGGTTCGTCGTGGTTCCACCCGCACCACGGCGTGCTGCGCGAGGCGCTGGAGGGCGAGGAGGCCGACCTCTACATGGAGGGCCACCTTCACATCTCGGGCACCATGCACCGGGCGCTGCCCGAGCGCGGCGTCTCGATGACAGCCGTCTCGTCGGCCGGGTACAAGGTCGTAGACAAGTACGCCACCCGGATCTCGCGCGGTGGCACTTCGCCCAAGATCAAGGGCCGCGCGCACTGGATCGTCTGTGATCCGATGGCGGATGAAGACGCCCAGGTGTGCGTGCCCTTCGACTGCCCCCGTCAAGCCGAGGCCATGCTGAACGGCCTCCAGAACCTACGGAGTGTGTGATGCCAGATAACCGCTTCCCCGATCCGGTCACGGACGCCCGGTTCCCCTCGCCGGGGGTTGATGTGCGCTTCCCGGCACCCGGAACCGACACCGAGCACAAGCCCACCGGAGAAGACACCCGGTTCGAGGGCGCGGTTTATGGTCCATAACGATGAGTAACCTCCCCTCCATTCCGTGGACCGAGCGCGAGCGGGCTGAGTTCAAGCGCCGCCTCGCCGCCCTTGAAGCGGGCGGTGGCGGCGGGGGCCCGCCCGGAAGCGGTTCGTTTACGCTCGACGACGGCACCGCTACGGCTGGTGGGGTCTTTGTCCTTGATGATGGGGGCGCCTGATGACTCTGCAACTCCGCCGCGACACCGCAGCCAACTGGACCTCGGCCAACCCGACGCTCGCCGCCGGGCAGCCGGGCTACGAGACCGACACGGGCCGCGTCAAGATCGGCGACGGCTCCACGGCTTGGACCTCGCTGGCCTATCGGTTCGAGTCGGGCGGGGGCGGCGTCTCTGACGGCGACAAGGGCGACATCACCGTTTCGTCCTCGGGCGCTGTCTGGACCAAACGGTGATGTACAGTGACGCTCTCCAAGATGGCCAACCTGGCCGCCAGCACCATCCTCGGAAACAACACCGGGGCGGGGGCCACGCCCATTGCGCTGACCCCGACGCAAGTCAAGACGCTCCTGGCCATCGCCGCCGGGGATGTATCCGGATTGGCGGCAGTTGCCACCAGCGGATCCGCGTCTGACCTTGGGTCCGGCACGCTCCCCGTCGGGCGTCTCAGCTTCACGAAAGCCCAGCTCGATACCATCGTGTCGGATGGCAACGTCCAGTTCGTCGGCGACGCTCCGACCGCCCACACGCACCTCCTGGCGGCTGGCGCGACCGACGTTACGATCACGGCGGCAAACCTGAACGCGCTCGACGATGGCGCGAACACCGCCTTGCACTTCCACGACACCGACCGGGCACGGGCCAACCATACGGGCACTCAGGCCCCCGCGACGATCACTTTCGCCGCAACGGCTCGGTTCATGGGTCGGCTGACGGCGGGTCCGGGCACTGGCGAGGAAATGACCGGGACGCAGGCCACCACGCTTCTGGACACGTTCACCTCGGCGCTGAAGGGCTTGGCCCCGGCATCGGGTGGCGGCACGACGAACTTCCTGCGGGCGGACGGCACTTGGGCGGCCCCCTCGGGCGGCGGCGGTGGCGGCAGCGGCCCCCCTCAAATCATGTCATGGGTGATCTAAAATGCTGATCCTTGCCTCTACCTCCGACGTCGTGCGGGTTGTGACCGCGCGAGCTTCACAGATCGAGGTTCACACCTCCTACGTGGACTGGAACGGAACCGCAGTCACGCCGGGCCGAACCAATACCCCGGCCATCACGACGGCGACAACGACAACTGTCGTGCCATCGCCTGGCGCGAGCGTTCAGCGCAACGTCAAGCACTTGAACGTCACCAATGACCATGCCTCCGCGTCCTGCACCGTCACGGTGGAGCACTTCGACGGGACAACCGCCGTCGAGCTCATGTCCTTCACCCTCCTCCCGGGCGAGAACATGATCTTCGGCGAGGAGGGCCGCTGGGCGCACCGCGACCAGAACGGGGCCGAGTATCCGCCCGCTGGGAAGGGCGCTTACGACGGCTTCTCAGTCCCTTTCTACAAAGGCAGCACGGCTGCGGACGCGGCGGGCTACTGGTACTGCACCAGCAAGGACGCTGGGTTTCCGGGCGCTTGGTCTCCGGGAACTCCGGGTATCAACGGGCGCGTGACGGACGGCACGGGCATTGCGACGGATGCGGGTTGCATTCCGATCAAGAACCCCGCTGTCGGCGCGAACTTTCTCACCGAGTTGACGCTTGGGGCCGGGGTCAACCACTATAATCTGTTCTTCGACTGCCTCTGGGTCAACTCTGGCATCGTCGTCACCACAACAACGGCCCAGGCGATTGTCACCCCGACCCTTCCGGCTCGCGACGTGAACGGCACCACCAACGGCGAAGGCTGCATGATCGGCCTGCTGACGACGACCGCAAATACCAATGCGGCCATTATCACCAACTCGACTGTTAGCTACACCAACTCCGCCGGGGTGGCCGGGCGGACTGCTACGCTGGTCAACATTGTCGGCATGTGCATCCCGGCGACGGCGGTCATCGGCAACCTTGTGTGGTTCAGCCTGCAAGCCGGTGATACAGGCGTCCGATCCATCGAAAACATCACGCTAGGCACGTCTCTTGTCACGGGTGCCGTTTCGCTGCTCATTGCGCGCGATGTGGCAAGCATCGGGACATCGGTGATTTACGTCCCGTCCACGCGGAAACTCAGCGATCCGGGCGTCAGGCTCTACAACGGAACCTGCCTTCTGCACTGCATCAACGCATCGGCAACCTCGAATACGTTCTTCAACGGTGAACTCGTGGTGCAAGAAAAGTGAGCAAGAAGCCCGACCTTGATGACACCGAAGCGCAGCGCCGAGAGATCGAGCGCGGCCTTCGGCTGCTTCGGCGGCAGCAGGCCATTCAGATGTCGCGCACCAACTTCATGTCATTCGTCAAGTTCACCTCGCCAGACCCAGCCGATCCCGACGACACGACCAAATCGACCTACGAGAACGCGCTCCACCACGACGCCGTGGCCGCCGCTTTGGAAGAGGTTGAGAAGGGCAACTATCAGTTCCTGATCCTGACGATGCCACCACGGCACGGTAAGAGTCAGCTAGTTTCACGGCATTTTCCAGCGTGGGTAGTCGGGCGAAAACCCAGATGGTCGACTGTTGTTGCCACTTACAACGACGACTTCGCGATGGACTTCGGGGCCGAGGTCCGGAAGATCATGGCCTCGACGCAGTTCAAGAACGTTTTTCCCGACACCCGTCTCGTCCGGGGCGGCCAGTCCAAGGACCGCTTGCAGACCACGCAAGGCGGCATGATGACGTTTGTGGGCGTCGGCGGATCCCTCACCGGCAGAGGTTGCGAGGTGCTAATCGTAGATGATTTGATCAAAGATTATGAGCAGGCCCGGTCCAAAGCTTTCCGCGACCGCGCATGGGAGTGGTTCACGAAAGTTGCCATGACCCGCCGGATGGGGCCGAAGCTGGTCATCATCACGTTCACGCGTTGG